TACATTTGGAATGAGAACACAGTTTTAAAAGATAATAATTTAAAACTAGAAAATGCTATAGCAGAACAAAAAGAAACTATAAAATCTTTACAAGCTGATTTTGAATTACAATCTAATTCATTATTAGAAATGACTTTAAAAAATCAAGCAGCAGAAAGAGAGTTGAATAGATACTCAGAGTTTATAAGAAACTATAAACTTACTGCTAAGATTTTAGAAGATCCAATAGAAATGCAAAGGAAGATAAATAATGGAACTAAACACATTATGGAAGATATTGAAAAACTCAGTGGTACTGTTGATAGTCTTGATGATGGCTTGCAGTTGCAGTCTCCTTCCAACTAAAAATATAGAAGTACAAACAAAGTCTATAGACAGAAAGATAATACAACCTGTCATGCCTAGAGAGATAGATTTAAGAGAAGTCAAATGGCTAACAATTACTCCTGAAAATTTTGAAGAACAATTTGCAATAATAGAAGAGCAAGAAGGTGAATTAGTTTTTCTAGCTATGACAATACCTGATTATGAGTTAATGGCATATAATATGCAGGAGATAAAGAGATATATAACTGAACTAAAAGATGTAGTTGTTTATTATAGAACAGTAACAACTACTCAACCTAAAATAGAAAATGAGTAGCAATATGAAAATTTCAGAAGAGGGTAAAGCTTTAATAAAAAAATTTGAAGGCTGTGAATTAAAAGCATATAGATGTCCAGCAGGAAAATTAACAATCGGTTATGGTCATGTTAAAGGTGTAAAAGAAGATGATGAATGGTCACAATCACACGCAGAACATATGCTTGATATAGAGCTAGAAGAATACGAGGGCTATATAAATGACTACGTACAAGCTTCCTTATCACAAAGTCAATTTGATGCCCTCGTAGCCTGGGTTTATAACTTAGGACCAAATAGTTTAAAACAATCTACTTTATTAAAAGTATTAAATGCTGGTGAGTATGATGAAGTACCAAGAGAAATTAAAAGATGGAATAAAGCAAACGGAGAAGTTTTGCAAGGATTAGTAAGACGTAGAGAAGCAGAAGCACTTTTATTTCAAGGTAAAAAATGGCATGAGGTGTAATTATGGCTTTAAGAAAATTTGTATTTCAACCTGGCATAAATAAAGAAGGCACTAACTATTCTAATGAAGGTGGTTGGTTTGACGCAGATAAAGTAAGATTTAGAAAAGGTAGACCTGAAAGAATAGGTGGTTGGGAAAAACAAGCAAGTAATTCTTATAGAGGAACTGCTAGAAAAATTCATGTCTACAATACAATAGATCAAGATTACTATAATATTTTAGGTACACATAAAAAGTTGTATGCTCAACAAGGTACAACTTTTCATGATATTACACCTATAAGATTAACAACTTCTGCAGGTGATCCAACTTTTGCAAAAGTAGCTGATGATTCTAGTTTAATAACAGTAACTGAAAATGGTCACGGAGCTACTGCAGGTGATAGTGTTACTTTTAGTAGTGCTGCAAGTTTAGGTGGCAATATAACAGCAACAGTTTTAAATCAAGAATATGAAATAACTAGAATTTTAACTGTAAATACATTTCAAATAAATGCTAAAGATACTACTGGTAGTGAAGTTTTAGCTAATTCATCTGATAGTGGTAATGGTGGCTCTAGCACAGTTGCTGTTTATCAAATTAATAGTGGTTTAGATAGTTATGTAAAATCTACAGGTTGGGGTGCTTCTACATGGGGTGGTCCTGCTTGGGGTTCAGCTACATCATTAAGTTATACAAATCAACTAAGATTATGGAGTATAGATAATTTTGGTGATGATATTATAGCTTGTCCTAGAGGTGGACCATTATATTATTGGGATGAATCTTCAGGTTTAAACACAAGAGCAGTTGCAGCTAGTAGTAGAGCAGGAGCAAGCAATACGCCAACAGCAGTATTACAAGTAATGATGTCAGATATAGATAGGCACGTTATAGCATTTGGTTGTAATCCTATAGGATCATCTACAATAGATCCATTGCTAGTTAGATTTTCTGATAGAGAAAATGCTGTTGATTGGACACCCACTGCAACAAACTCAGCAGGTGGTGTACAGTTATCTTCAGGTAGTTATATAGTTGGTGCTATAAAAACTAGACAAGAAATATTAATTTGGACTGATTCAGGTATAACATCTATGAGATTTGTAGGTGCACCATTTACTTTTACATTTAATGAAGTAGCAAATGGTATGTCGTTAATATCGCCAAATGCTGCAGTTTCTGTAGGTGGAGCTGTTTTTTTTATGGATAATGGAGCTTTTTATATTTATGGAGGATCAGCTCAAAAATTGCCATGTACAGTATTAGATCATATATTTAGTGATTTTAATTTAGATCAGTCTTACAAAGTCTTTGGAGCACCTATACCAGAACATAATGAGATTATATGGTTTTATCCTAGTGCTAACTCTTCAGAAGTAAACAGATACGTTATTTATAACTATTTAGAAAAATCTTGGAGTATAGGAACTACTAATGATGGTTTTACAAGAACAGCTTGGAATCCAGCATATTCTGAACAATATCCTTTAGCAGCTAGTAAGTTAGATAATACTGATGATAATTATTTATATAATCATGAATTTGGGCATAGTGCTGATGGTTCTAATTTTACAGCTTTTATAGAATCTTCTGATTTTGATTTAGATCCAGATGGAGAAAGATTTATGTTTATATCTAGATTAATACCTGATTTGCAATATAGAGGAAATAGTGATGATGGCAGTACAGTTAGTGTGACTATAAAAGGTAGAAATTTTCCTTTAGAAAGTTTATCTAGTTTACAAACTATTTCAGTAAATCCTACTACTAAATTTGCTAATACAAGAGCTAGAAGTAGACAAAGTGCTGTTAGAATAGAAAATACATCTAATTCTTTTGGATGGAGATTAGGTGATATAAGATTAGATTTAAGAACTGATGGTAGAAAATAATGGCTGAAAAAACTAATATACCTTTACCTATAGCTACACAAGAATATGATGAATTAAATGAATCTATAAATAGAAGAACTATAGAACAGGGATTTCAAGATATAAATAGTGAGGTAGGACTAGTAAAAAAAGCACAAGATCCGATAACTTCTAAAGCTATACGAAGACATCAATTTTTACTAATGGGAGCAAAACATGGCTGATAGTTTAAAAGTTTTAGCACAACTTGATCCTGCTGCTACAACCACTACAACTCTCTATACAGTGCCAGATAAAACACAGACAACAATAAGTTCTATTGTTGCTGCTAATAGAACAGGCTCTGCTATAACATTTAGATTAAGTGTTCATGTAGCAGGAGCTGGAGCTGATGATAAACAATTTGTTTTTTATGATAAATCAGTAGCAGCAAATGATTCATTCGCTATAGTGATAGGTATGACACTAAATCAAGCAGATGTTTTGAAAGTGCATACTAGTGCTGTCGATATGAGTTTTAATGTATTTGGTTGTGAAACAACTGAGGAAAGATAATGAAAGATAAAAATATAGAACAGCTTTTTAATATAGCAGGATATTACAAAAATACAGATGATATAGATACTGTTATATCAGACTTAGAAGAACGTATAGATTATGTTTTTGCCAAAGAAAAAGAGGCAAAAGAATCTAGAAGTGCACTACCACCCTATAAATCTAAACCTTTTATAGTTTCAGATAAAGAATTTTTAGAAAGATACCCTATACGAGAAAAAAACTTACCTATAGCACCACCAATAACTGCAGTAGGAACTAGGATAGCTATGTCTAATGAAGATAGAATAAGAAATTTTTATTTTGATGATGATAATAAACCTATAAAAAGAGCTTTAGTTGGACCATTAGGGAATTTTGGAAGTTTATTAGATGAAGATATAGGAGCACCACGTATTATAAATAAGTCTAGAGTAGACGCTATGAAAGAATTATTAAAAGTATTAAGAAAACAAAAAAATATAGAAAAAGAAAGTTTTCAAATGGGTGGTTTAACTAATATGCAATCAGATATACAAAATATAGCAGAGCAAGGTCGTTTTGGAGATAATATGTTAATGCACGTTAATCCACAAGAATTATCAGGATTAGCACAATTAGGAGCATTAAGTTATAACCCTATTACAGGGCTACCAGAGGCTTTTAAAGCAAAAGATTTACTTCCAGCTATAGCAAGTTTTGTAGGAGGTCTATTTGGCGGTCCAGTAGGAAGTGCTGTGGCTTCAGGAGCAACTACAGCAATAGTAGAACAAGATATTACAAAAGGAGTTTTCGCAGGTTTAAGTGGATTTGCTGTTGGTCAATTTTTAAAAGGTGCTGGAGAAAGTGCTCAGGCAAGTATGGAATTTGCAGAAGCTGGTTCAGAAGCTGCATTCTC